CTCGTTTTTCATTTAGCGTGGAGTTTGTCAACCAATTGTCAACCAAGCTAAGATTTTGACAACCAAGTGACAACCAAGTGAGTGAAATGGTTAGCCCGGCCACCTTTGCAAAGGTGACAGGAGTCAGTCGCCAAGCGGTTTATAAGGCAATCAAGGACGGGAGATTAGATGATGCTTTGGTTGACAACGGAGGCAAGAAAAAGGCAATGGATTTGGACAAAGCCAGCAAAATATGGACTGCAACGATGGCTCCACGCCAGTTAGATCCGGTGAGAGTTGCTGAGGTTATTAGGACGCCAGAAGAAGAGGTCCCGGACTTTTACACAAGCCGCGCAAGGAAAGAGCACTACAACGCGGAGCTGGCGAGGATTAGTACAGAGCAGCAGTTGCAAGATTTAGTGCCAGCTGCGCAGGTGCAGAAGGAAAGCTTTGCGATGGCGCGAGCGGTGCGCGAATCATTGGCGAACCTTGCTGATCGTTTGAGCAACGAGCTGGCTGGGGAAAGTGATCCGTCACGCATCCATCAGATGTTGGTGCAGGAGCACAGGCAATGTTTGATCGAGCTGTGTGATGCTTAATCCGTACCGCGAAGGTTTTTTGGAAGGGCTGCGACCTGAGCAGCCGCTGACTGTTTCTGAATGGTCTGATAAGTATCGAAGGCTGAGCAGCAAGGCGAGTGCTGAGCCTGGGTTGTGGCGTACGGATAGAACGCCGTACTTACGCGAGCCAATGGATTGCTTGTCTAGTGATCACCCTGTGCAGCGTGTGGTGATGATGTTCAGCGCACAGTCTGGGAAGACTGAAGCGGGCAGCAACTTTCTGGGCTATGTGATCGACCATGCACCGGGGCCGATGTTGTGCGTCCAGCCAACGATTGAGATGGCAAAGCGTCTGTCAAAGCAGAGGCTGGAAAGCATGATCCAGGACACGCCAAGACTGGCTCAGAAGATTGCACCGGCCAGGTCAAGGGATAGCGGCAACACGATGTTTGCCAAAGAGTTTCCTGGCGGGATCATGTTGTTGACAGGTGCCAATTCTGCGACTGGTCTTAGGTCTGCGCCGTGTCGATTCTTGTTTATGGATGAGATCGACGCGATGCAGGAGATCCAAGGGGAGGGCGATCCTGTGAGCCTTGCGGAAAGAAGGACGACGACATTTGCACGGCGCAAGATCTTGCTTACGTCAACGCCGACCGTCAAAGACTTCAGCCGTATCGAGACTGAGTTTCTTAATTCAGATCGGCGTTATTACTACGTGCCTTGTCCAGCCTGTGGAGAGTTTCAACATCTGCAGTGGCCGCGGCTGAAGTGGGAGAAGGGTAAGCCTGAGACGGCGCAATATGAGTGCGAGCATTGCAAGGAGCGTTTTGAAGAGCATCACAAGACGCGATTCTTGCCACAGGGCGAGTGGCGGAACCATGCACCTTTTGACGGGAAGACGGCAGGCTTCCAGCTGAATGGCTTGTATAGCCCGCTTGGCTGGGCGAGCTGGAGTCAGCTTGCTGAGGATTTCTTGCGGGCTAAGACTGACCCGGCAGCATTGCGAACCTTTGTCAATACGAGGCTGGCAGAAACGTTTAGTGAGGACTTTGCGGCACAGGTCAACGCTGATGGCTTGATGGCAAAGCGTCTGCAGTACAAGCCGGGCACTTGTCCTGAAGGCGTTGTGCTGTTGACGGCTGGTGTTGACGTACAAGACGATCGTCTTGAAGTGTCGGTGTGGGGATGGGGCGCAGGTGAAACAGCTTGGTTGATCTGGCATCAAAAGTTGATGGGTGATCCAACTGCTGTTGAGGTTTGGGGCCAGCTAGATCAAGTCCTTAAAACTGAATGGGACACAGAAGGTGGGAAACATCTGACGATTGCTCAGATGGCGATTGACTCAGGCGGTCACTGCACGCATGAGACCTATAACTATGTGCGGGACAGATTGCGTCAAGGCGCTGTGCCGATCAAAGGCAGCAGCAAACGCAACAGCGCGGCGCTAGGTAAGGGCAGCAAAGTTGATGTGAGCTGGCGCGGTAAAACAATTAAAAAGGGCGTCGTTTTATACATTCTGGGCACTGACACAATCAAAACGACTTTATTTGGCCGCATGCGTCATAAGGAAGGCTTAGGCAGCATTAACTTTGGCTTAGCTGCTGATCATGAGTATTTCCAGCAGCTAACCAGCGAGAAAATGCGCTTGCGTTTTCACAGAGGTTTTCCAATCAGGGAATACGTCAAGAAAGCATCAGCAAGAAACGAAGCCCTTGACTGTTTTGTTTATGCCTATGCCGCCATGCTGTTGTATTCCAGGCGTTTGCCTAAGTTGACGATGTGGGAAAACTTACGCGAGAAACTGGAATCAGGGGGCAAGAGACCGCTAAAATCAAGCAATAAGCCGGCAAAGCCGGTGAAGTCGTTCGTGAACACTTGGTGACGTGAACATCCCAAAACAAATTTATGCAGGGACGACGGTCAAGTGGCGAGATGATGCAGCTGTTGGCCCGTTAAACGAAAGCATCACAAGTGGCAGTGGAAATTATTCTCTTGTTTACTACCTAAGAACAAACACCAACCACGAAGGCCACACGGTCACTGGAACGTCTTATGGCACAGGCTGGGAGTTCAGTATTAGCGCGACTGATAGTGCTGGTTTTGATGCCGGGGATTGGTTCTTTTGCGCTGAAGCATCTAAGGGCTCAGAGAAGTTTACGCTTGGCAGCGGACGGCTAGAGGTCTTTGCAAGCCTTGCTTATACCGGGCAGCCTGGGGCGTTCGATGGTCGCACTCAGGCTGAGCAAGATCTCGATGCAGTTACAACAGCGATCCGCGCAATTATTAGTGACAAGGCTGCTGAATACTCAATCGGCAACCGCACCTTTAAGCGGATTGATCTTGCTGAATTAAGAGTTCGCGAAAGTCAACTTAAAGCTATTGTTGTTCGAGAGCGCAAGGCCGCAATGATTGCAAACGGTTTGGGCGATCCACATTCCCTTTACGTGAGGTTCTGACATGGGCGTTCGATCTGCATGGCGTGAATTGTGGCGCTCAAATCCTGGGCCAATGCCGCGGCCTAGGGCTCGCATGTTTGGCGGTGCGCAAGCAAGCCGTCTTACAAGTGATTGGGTCACTTCTGTAACTTCTGCCGACCAAGAGATAAAAGGCAGCCTTAAGCGTCTGCGGTCTCGCTCGCGTCAGCTTGTTCGAGATAACGATTACGCCAAGTCAACTGTTCGCGTTGTTCGCAATTCTGTTGTTGGCACTGGCGTCAGATTGCAAGCGCAAATTAAAAGACAACGTGGAGGCAAGCTAGATACAAGGATCAACGAGCAAATTGAAAAGGCTTGGTCTGATTGGGGCCGTAAAGATAGTTGCAACACAGCAGGGCAGTTGTGTTTTGCCGATGTTGAGAAGCTTGCTGTTTCGTCAATGTGCGAAAGCGGCGAAGTTTTTGTCCGCATCGTTCGCCAAAAATTTGGTCGTAGCAAAGTTAACTTTGCTCTTGAAGTTCTTGAGGCTGATCAACTAGACGAGGATTATCAAAGTCCTTCACGCACAGCTGGGTCTGTGTGGCGGATGGGAATTGAAATTGATCGTTTTGGGCGAGCCCTGAACTATGCGTTTTTAAGCCGTCACCCTGGGGATACTGCATTTCCAACGCAGGCAAAAGAACGCCGGCACATCATTGTCCCGGCCAAAGATGTCGTTCACTTGTTTGACCGTGCATCGGGTCGGCCTGGTCAAACCCGTGGGGTGCCTTGGCTTGCGAGCGGAATGCAGCGGATGCACCACCTAGATGGGTGGGAACAAGCAAGCGTTGTGCGTGCTCGTGCCAGTTCTGCATTGATGGGATTCATCCAATCACCAGAAGGTGAGCTTGATCCAGGCGGTGAGGTTTATGACGGCGAGCGTGTTTCAGGCTTTGAGCCTGGGCAGTTCAAGTATTTGCAGCCAGGTGAAACGGTGACGATTCCAGACATGGATTCACCAACGGGAGAGTACGAACCATTCCTCAGAGCGCAGCTAAGAGCCCTGGCTTCTGGGGTCGGATGCAGCTACGAGACCATCAGTAACGATTATTCACAAAGCAATTACAGCTCCTCTCGGCTGGCCTTGCTGCAGGATCGCGATAACTGGCGGTCGATTCAGCAGTTGATGCGTGAGCAGTTCTACCAGCCGATCTATGACGCTTGGCTGGAGATGGCTGTTCTTAGCGGTGCCTTAAGTCTGCCTACTTACGAAACCGAGCCTGAACGTTATGAGGCTGTTCGCTGGGTCTTCCGTGGATATTCCTATGTTGACCCGCAAAAAGAGATTGCTGCACAGAAGGCAGCAGTTCGCAGCGGATTCAAAACTCTTGCTGATTGTGTCGCGGAAAACGGCGGCGATCTGGATGAATTGCTTGTTGCCCGTCAGTCAGAGCTAGCCAAGCTCGACGAGATGAACATCATCACGGACACTGACCCATCAGCGGTCAACGGTTCTGGTGCTAGCCAATACAAGCCAGTAAATACGATCGACGCATTTGGGGACACCCCACCACCATCAGGCGATGATGCGGAGAACGTAGGGGAAGAAGAAAGTGGCAACTATTAACGGCACAGAGATCGATTTAATGCCTACTAAGGGCATGAAAGCCGAGGCTGACCGTTATCGCGAATGGAAGTCTGAAGGTAAATCGGGTGGCACAGAAGTTGCGGCACGGCGTGCGACTCAGATTCTGAGCGGCAACGAATTATCCGGTGATGTTGTGATTGCAATGTCGGCATGGTTTGCCCGCCATGAAGTTGACAAGCAAGGCGAAGGTTTTTCGCCTGGAGAAGACGGCTACCCGTCCAACGGTCGCGTGGCCTGGGCTGCATGGGGTGGAGACGCGGGCCAGGTGTGGTCAACGGGGAAGGCGGATAGAATTAAAGATATTCGTGAATTACCAATGTCTGAGGATCTTGCAAAGAGGGCAGAGCCTGACGGCCTAAGTGTTGGTGATTTTGTCCAATGGGACAGTTCTGGTGGCACTGCCAGAGGCAAGATTGACCGGATTGAGCGTGATGGCTCAATCAATGTGCCTGGTTCTGAGTTCACTATTAATGGTGATGAGGATGACCCTGCAGCGTTAATCACTGTTTATCGCGAAACAGACGAAGGCTTTGAGGCGACAGACGTGAAGGCCGGTCATCGGTTCTCAACGCTGACCAAAATCTCTGCATTGCGTTCTGCCACTGCATTGCTGAAGCGTGCTGGGGAAACTCAGTTTGAGGAGCAAGAAGACCGGGTGATGGAGTTCAGCTTTAGCTCTGAATATCCGGTTGAGCGTTCCTTTGGTTCAGAGGTCCTGAGCCATGACAAAGACGCTGCAGATTTGAGCAGATTGAACGACGGCGCACCGCTTTTGTTCAATCACGATATGGATCGTCCGATCGGTGTTGTTGAGCGTGCCTACCTTGACGACGACAAAAAGAAAGGAGTTAGCCGTGTTCGCTTTAGCCGCAACTCTTTTGCGCAAGAAATTTTAGCGGACGTTAAAGACGGAATTATGCGCAATATCTCCTTTGGTTATCGAATCAAAGAGATGGAAGAGCGCAACAACGAATTTGTGGCAACTTCCTGGGAGCCCTACGAAATCAGCGTTGTAAGTGTCCCCGCTGATCCAAACATTGGCGTGGGGAGATCTTTGCTTTCAGACACTACAATGGACAAAGAAACAGCCTCTGAGGTTGATTCTGCGGCTCGCGTCGCACCACTCACACAACCCGATTCTGAGAATCAAATGTCCACAGCACCCGATCTCAACGTGGTGCGCGATGAGGCTTCCAAAAAGGCTGCCTCGTCAGAGCGTACCCGCATCAAAAACATCCAAGAGCTTTGCGGCAAGCACGAAATGCGTGACCTTGCTGAGCAGCTGATTGATAACGGCAGCAGCATCGATGTTGCCCGTGCAGCTGTTCTTGAAAAAATTGGCGCTAAGCCTGTCGAAAGTGTTGCTCCTGTTGACCTTGGTCAGCAGACCCAAGAGCGTTATCAGCTGATCGATGGCGTTCGCGCTTTGATCACTGGTGATTGGTCATCGCATGGCGCTGGTCTTTGCCGTGAACTGAGCCAAGAAGTTCAGCGCAGCTCTGGCATTGCTGCCACGAGTGAGCGTTCCTTCTTTGTTCCTTTCTCTGCGCTGTCACAACGCGCGACTTACGTCACGAGTTCGGCTAACACAGGCGGCAACCTTGTTGCAACCGATCTGCTGGCTGATGACTTCATCGAAGCTCTGCGTAATTCTTCACCTGTAGTTGGCCTGGGAGTTCGCACCCTGACCGGATTGGTTGGTGATGTTGCAATCCCTCGCCGCTCCGGTGTTTCCAGCACCTACTACCTGTCTTCTGAGACAACCGCGATCACCCAGTCGGAATCTACTTTCGACCAGATCACGATGAGCCCCAAGAACCTTGCGGCTCTTTCCAAGTACAGCCGTCAGACCTTGCTTCAGGGCACACCTGGCATCGAAGAGCTTGTACGCCGTGATTTGACTGACGGAATCAACAACGCTGTTGATGCTGCAGTCCTCAACGGTTCTGGTTCCTCTGGTCAGCCAACAGGCATCCGCAACACTTCCGGTATTGGATCCGTTGCGATGGGCACCAACGGTGGTGCATTGACCCTTGAGAAAGTGGTTGATCTGGAAACTGCCATCACTGAGGACAACGCCTTTGGCCCCAACATGGCCTATATCACCAACGGCAAGGTGATTGGCGGATTAAAGAAACTCCGCGCAGGTGGTTCAGCTGCTGGTGACGGTGCTTTCCTTTACAACTCGGATCTTTCCGCTATCGGTCGTGGCCCAACGCCTTTGACCCTTAACGGTTATCCCTTGGCAATGACCAACGCTGTTCCTTCTAACTTGACGAAAGGTTCTGCTTCTAACGTTTGTTCTGCATTGGTTGCTGGTGACTTCAGCCAGGCCATGATTGGTTTCTACGGCAACGGCTTGGAAATCACAATTGGCACTGACTCTGATGACTTCAGCAAGGCACTGACATCTGTCCGTGGCATCATCTCGTTTGATGTTGCGATCAGACAAAGTTCTGCTTTTGCTTCAATTGAAGACATCACCACCGCTTGATGATCACAGGGGTCGGCAACGGCCCCCTTTTTTTTATGAAAGTCACTTGCACCAAAGCAGTCATGGCAAGCGGCCAAGCCCTTGAGGCTGGTCAAAGCTATGACCTAAGCGACGCAGACGGTGAGCTGCTGATTCGCATCGGGAAAGCCGTCGAAGCCTCCAAGGAGGCTCCAAAGCCAAAAACAAAGAAACCAAGGAGCGCAACCAATGACAAGTCGTAACGTCCCCGATCGTGCGGCGATTTTGGACCTTGTTCCAAATGATGTTTCAACAACAACCGCAAACTCCACAGGAGTTGATCTGCTCCCTTACGAAGGGAAAATGCTTTGCACCTTGGACGCAGAAGCCGGCGGCAGTGGCATTACTTACGCGGTAAAGCTTCAGGATTCAGCTGATAACAGCTCTTTTGACGATTTGTCAGGAGTAAACTTCAGCACAACTGGAGCAAATGCGGCGTCGGTTCAAAAGCTTGCGGTAAACATTGACGATGCCAGACGTTACGTTCGGGCTGTCATTACTGTTGCTGGCGGGACTGGTGCCGGTGCTGTAAGTGTCAAAGGGGTTGCTTTCCCTAAGTACGGCTGATGGCATTAGCTGATTTTCTGACAGATGATCTTGGAGTTTTCCTTGATGATCCTTTTGGCGTGTCTGCAACGTCAGGCTCTACAACTGCCAAAATTTTGTTGGATCAGCCCAGTCAAGTCTTGGCTGGTGACATGGTGTTGCAAACCGACTACCAAATCACCGCCAAGGCTTCTGACTTTGGAACTCTTACTGCAGGCACCAGCATCACCGTTGATTCTGTGGCCTATACAGTTCGTGAAACTCGTTTGATTGATGACGGGTTGCTTTGTGAAATCTCGTTGCAGAAGACATGACGACACTGCGCGAAAACATTCTTGAAGACATCATGAGCAGCCTGAGCGGCACCACGAATGTGGGCGCTCGGATCTATCGCAGCCGTGTTGTTCCATTGCAGCGTGGTGAAAGCCCTGCATTAGTTGTTGAGCCTGTAAGTGATACGCCAGAACAGAACACAAGTTTGCCAACCTTGGATTGGTCTTTTGTTGTTCGTGTGTCTGTGATTGTGCGAGGTGACAAGCCTGATGAAGTTGCCGACCCAATAGTTGAAAGCCTGCACAGCAAAATCATGGCTGATTTAACTCTTGGTGGTTATGCAATAGACGTTCAGCCGCAAGGCGTAAGTTTTGAAATGGTTGATGCAGATCAACCCGCAGGCGTTATAGGTTGCGATTATCTAGTTCGTTACCGAACTCGATTAGCTGATCTGACGCAAGGACCTTAAGATGGAAGATGAAAACTTGGGTCAAGGAGGTGCATACCTCGTTAATCCAAAAACCGGCAAACGAAAGCTCATTGAGCGGACTCAGCCGGCTCAACCTACTAGCCCCAATTTTGAGGTTGTAACCGATGACACTGAGGACGAGTCAACGCCTATTGCTGGCGAAGATTGAAAGTAGCTACGGGTCCGACCCAACAGCTGCAGGCACTGATGCGGTTTTAGTCCGCAACATGGAAATTACTCCGCTTCAAGCTGATGCTGTTGAGCGTGAGTTGATCCGTGGCTACATGGGCAACTACGACATTTTGCTTGCTAACCAGCGGGTTGAGATTTCGTTTGAGGTTGAGCTGGCAGCTTCTGGAGCTGCAGGCACAGCGCCCAAATGGGACGCAATCATCCGTTCTTGTGGCAACTCGGTGACGATAGCGGCAAACACTTCAGTTACTTATGCGCCAATCAGCGCATCATTTGAAAGTTGCACACTTGAGTATTTTGTCGATGGAGTTCGTCACAAGCTGACTGGCTGTCGTGGCAGCTTTGCAATCACAGGCGAAGTGGGACAGATCCCTGTGATTAATTTCACGATGACGGGATTGTTTAACGCGCCAACTGACACAGCAAATCCAAGCACGACTTACGCAAACCAAGCTGCCCCGGTCATTTTCAAGAACGGCAACACCACAAGCTTTACCTTGTTCAGCTACGCAGGTTCGTTGCAGTCCTTCAGTTTTGATCAGTCCAATACGACTGTTTACCGCGAATTGGTTGGTGGAACTAAAGAGGTCTTGATTACTGATCGCCGGCCTAATGGCACGATCGTGCTTGAGGCTGAATTGCTCGCCACTCATAACTTCTTCACTGATGCCACCGGCACCAGCACCGGAACAAACACGTTCCAGCATGGTCAATCAGCCGGCAACATTGTCACTTTCAGTGCCCCACAGACTGACCTAGGTTCACCAACCTATTCAGATTCTGACGGCATTCAAATGTTGAACTTGCCCTACAACGCAACGCCAACAACTGCAGGGAACAATGAGTACAGCATTGTTTGTACTTAATGGTGCGCTAGTCTGACGGCGAATCACCTTTTTTATGGCATTCGTCCTCAAGAAGTCAAATACTTACAAGTGGCCTGTTTCTGTGGATGTTCCTGTTGATGGGGGCAAACACGAACGGGTCACTTTTGATGTTGAGTTTAAAGACTTGACGCAGAGCAGACTTTTGGAGATTGCGGAGCTGAGTTCAGAAGGCAACTTGACGGACGTAGAGATTGCCCGTGAGGTCATGATGGGGTGGATTGGTATCGAGGATGAGGACGGTAAGGATTTGCCGTACAGCATCACAAAGCGAGACGAGCTATTAGATGTGCCGATGATGGCAACGGCAATCGCTGGGGCTTATCTAGAGAGCAAGCAGGGAGCCAAGAGAAAAAACTAAGCGAGGCCGTTGAGTATCTGTTCAGCGGTCCAGGAGACCAAAGCCAGTTAAAGGCAGACGCCAAGGCGTTTGGCTTGGTGCTGCCTGAAGCAAAAGAGGAGCACTTTGAAGTATGGGAGGAAAATTGGCCCGCTGTTGAAATGTTCTTGCGTTGCCAAACCCAGTGGCGCACAACAATGTCTGGCGTTTGCGGGCTGGACTATACAGCTGTGCAATGGCTGTTTAGACTGTATAAAGTCAAGGATGCGCCAGCCGTGCTAGAGGACTTGCAAATCATGGAAGCGGCGGCCATGAAAATTTTGAACAAGGAGAGCAAGTGATATGACTGCCAAGTTTGGGATGCTGATCAGCGCCAAAACGACTGGTGCAAACGATATAAAACGCCTTGGAAACTCCATGCAGGGAGTGCAGGGCAAGGCCAAAAACCTTGCCAATGCGGTTAAAGGGGTTGGTACAGCATTCAAGGCGTTGTTTGCTGCTGCTGCTATTGCTGGTTTTAGCCGCCTTGTTACGGGCGCTATTGATTCTGCAGATGCCTTTGGGAAGCTCAGCACCAGAACTGGCATTGCTGCAAGCAAGCTCCAGGCGTATGCAAACGCAGGCAAGTTGGCTGATGTAAGTCAGAGCGATCTTGAGACCGGCCTGCGCACCTTGGCGCGTACACAGGCTGAGGCTGCTGACGGGGTTGCAACGTATGCAGATGCTTATGCAAAGCTTGGCGTAAGCGTCAAAAAAGCAGATGGCAGCCTGAAGCCTTCTGACCAGCTGCTGGGTGAGATCGCAGACAAGTTTGAGGATTTGCCAAACGGGCCTGAAAAAGCAGCTGTTGCAATGGACATTTTTGGCCGTTCTGGGTCAAAGTTAATCACGTTATTGAACGGCGGTACTGAGGCGCTCGGGAAATTTAACTATGAGACAAGCGAGAACTTTGCAAAAAACGCTGAGTTTTTCAATGATCAAATTTCAATTCTTGCGATTCAGTTTGACGGGTTTAGGAAACAGCTAGCTGATTTTCTGCTGCCAACGCTTAACTCAATCATTCTGGCGTTTTCTGAAATGCTCAGCTCTGAAAATGACATGACTGGAATGTTTCAGGCGTTAGATATTGTTATTAAAGGGACTGCTGTTTCTATCGCTGCAACTGCGATGGGGATTACTGAGATTGTTATTCAAACGGGGAACCTTGCAAGGATTCTTGGGTCTCTTGCAATGGAGGATTTTAGTGGTGCCTTTGAAGCTACTAAGGACATTTTTACAGGTGGTGCCGAAAGGTATGGATTTAACAAGCAAATAATGGATATGTTGATAGGCCGCGTGGACGCGCCTGTTGACACTAATAAGCCATTCAACCCACTACAAACCATTGATCTGCCTCTAAAGCCTGGCGGAGACCAAGACTCAACGGAAGAACAAGCTATAAAGAAACGCAATTCCGCTTTAAGTAAAGGCGTAGATATAACTCTTAAGCAGACTGCAAGTTTTGCAAAAATGTTGCAAGGCTTAGAAGATGAAAGGCGTTTGCTTGAAGCGAAAATTCTAGGCAAAGAGAAAGAAGTTGCGTTAGAAATGAAGGTTGAAGAAAAGACAAGAGGATTACCTCCAGTGATTGCGGCAGGCGTTGAACAACGCATACGAGGCAATGCAGCATTGCAAGATACAATTGATAAAACAAAAAATCTAAATACAAATACTGAAAAACTTGATGCTCTTTTTAACTCAGTTAAAGATACTGTTGCAACAGGTTTGACCAACGCAATCATGGGCTTGATCGATGGCACAAAGTCTTTAGGCGAGTCCTTGTCAGGCGTTTTGAAGCAGATTGGAAGCCTATTTCTTAGGGCTGGTATTGGCAGCTTTGGTGTTGGAGGAGAAAAAGGCACTGGGTTGCTGGGAGCTTTGTTTAGTGCCAAGGGCAACGTTTTTGCACACAACAACGTTGTTCCGTTTGCTTATGGCGGCGTCGTAAACAAACCAACTGTTTTCCCCATGGCTAACGGCATGGGAGTGATGGGAGAGGCAGGCCCTGAAGCGATTATGCCTTTAAAAAGAGGTCGTGGCGGTCGTCTTGGCGTAGAGGTTGCAAGCCAAGACACTGCAAGGGAAGCAATGTCGCGTTATTCAAGAGGCTCAGGCAACTCAGCTGCGTCCTTAATGACAGGCGGTCAAGAAGCTGAAGGTGACGGTTCAGCTAGCAATGCAGTTCTTGACGTTAACTACAGCGTTGAGCGGATCAACAACATTAATTACGTTACCGCTGCTGAGTTTGAGAAGGGAATGGCTCAGGCTGCTAAGCGTGGCGCTGAAATGGGCAAACGTGGTGTTTACAGTGACCTTGTGAACAAGCGCAGTGTTCGTAGCAGGATTGGCGTATGACGATCGAAGCGATAACGACGTTTATTTTTTTTCAAGACGGCTCAGCTGAGAAGGGCACTTTTCAAAACAGCAACACTGCAAGCCCCATAAGCTTTAGCTCAAAAAGCTATGAGTTTTTGCCGTTTGTTTATAACGGCGCTACAAAAAGCCTTTCTGGCGACAACCTCGAAAGCACTCTGACGTTTGCCTCAAACGTGCTAACAAGGGAAATAATTCACGAGGCTGCTACTCAGTTCTGGTCTGTTCAGGTTGAAACGGTGCTAATGCACCCTGATACGTTTTTGCCTGATCGAACGCTGACGACTGAATACTGGATTGCCTCTAGCTTCAACTACAACGTTGAAGGAGTGCAGCTAACTCTGAGCACAGCAATCGACGCAGTTACGTCGTCTATCCCAAACAAGGTGCTGCGTTCTCAGGACGTTGGAGCTTTGCCTGTTACGGCACGCATCAGCAACGCTTGATTGAGCCATATCAGCTGATTGGGCTGCCCTATCGGCTTGGTGCAATACCTGAAAGGCATGGCGCTGCAGATTGCTTGAGTTTGTCTAAAGCGGTTTTGGCTTGGTATGGGATTAGCTCACCTAATCCGACGGCCTCTTGGTACAGAAGGTTGCGAGCTAAGGACTACTCAATTTTTTGGGAACAACTAGAGCTATGGGGCAAGAAAACAGATGCCGCTACAGTAGGCACAATCGGGCTTGTTCATGCTGCTGATAGCGGCTATGGGCTAGCTGCTTTCTATGACGACGGATGGCTGCAATTCAAAGATCGTCAAGTGATATGGATCCCCTGCAACGGTCTTACTCCCGCCGCTCTTTACTGCCGGTAGAGCAGCAAATCATTGACGTTCTTGGCCTAACGCTTGATGAATACTGGGAGTTTTGTCGTCTTGCTGACTGTAAGGCCAAGGAGCGTGACAACGCTTATGAGCTGATCCCTGACATCAGATGCAATCCAGCTATCACTCCTTTTCTGATTGAAATTGCCATTGGTCTTGCTTTTACGGCTGCAAGTGTTTTGCTCGCGCCAAGGCCACAAGGCCCGCAACAGGCTCTTGAAGGAATACAAACAGCAGACATACGCGGTCAGACGCGATTTGCGGAGCTGTACGGGTTTGACAGCCTCCAAGATCTTGCCACGCTTGGCAGCATCATTCCGCTTGTTTTTGCACGGCAAAAGGTAGACCCATCAAATCCAAACAAAGTTATTGGAGGAATCCGCGTCAAAGGGATGTTGCTTTGGTCGCAACTGATCAGCCAAGGTTCTCATCAAGAATTACGGATGCTGACGACACTTGGCCTTTCGGAAATAGGTGATCCAGCTGTACCCCCTGATGCAGCAGGGCTTGCTGTTGGAGATCAGTTATTAAGAAACTATCAAGAGGCAAAGTTTGCCGCATACTTTAAAAACAATACATCTGACGGCGGCAGAGTAACCAACATAAACTTGCTTACAGGCACGTTGGCCGCGCTTCCTTACGAGGATGTATTTCTAGCATTCGACCGGGAGCCTTCTGTCAATAATTTCAGTCCAATGCTAAGCGGCACAAGGACACCGGGTTCGCAACGTGCATTTGGCGTGCATTCTCCGATTTCAAATGGTGCACCGTACTTTTTGCCTTATGACCTAGTTCAGGTCTTTGACGACAAAGAGTCTTTATTTAACAAAAGGCAAAAGATCAATGGGCCAAATGGCACTGGGCATTCCCGTCCTTACAGCTCCCGGCAGGGAATGTTTTTCTTAAATCGAGTTGGTCCAAATAGTGATGGGACCTCGTATAACGCAATTTCAAGCGGTGCGAATAATCTACGAATTAGGGTAGGAGATCGTCTTCAGTTCAGGAGTTCTGAAATGCGAGAAGACCCTGAATCTTTTCCGCCGCATGGATTGGATGACGTTAATACAGCTATTGACAATAGGATTTCTCAGGCAGACTCTCTTATCAACGTTGGTGACTTGTTCGCGTTTGGCAGCTCAATCATTAGCTGCACGGTTCGACCAAATAAGCCGTTTGACAAGACAAATTTAGAAAAATTAGATTATGAGTTTGTTTGCGAAGAGGAAGGATTTGGTTATTTTATTGACCCTAATAATGATCCATTTCTTGCAGGCAATGCGCCGTTTGGAGCGCATCTTCAACGCATTGAGATTGCTTGCGTAACTAACAACCGTAAGTGCAACCAAACCGAGATTGGCATAAAAAGCGAAGTATTCAAAAGGGTTGAAGGCTTTGCCAACGTGCAATCTGAGCCGCCAAAAGCCTTGCTTGAGGAATATGAGCAAGACAATCAATCGTTTCAGCTTGGCCGAGTTAGTACGTTTCAAACACGCTATAGCTTTTTCAGGATTGACGTTAGAGAAGTTGGTGGTTCCGTTACTGCTTTTAGATCAATTTCTGCCGGTCAAATTTTTGCCGTTAAAGGTGACAACCCACAGCCTCAGTACAACACAATTCGCATAAACCATGCTGAGGGGTTGTTTGAATTTCGCATTGTGCCGGTTGCTGGCACGTTCGCAAATGGCCTTTATGTCAACAAAGCAGGTCAATCAAACAACGTTCAGTTATTGCAGGGAAATGGACGAGCGACAATAAGTGTAAACGACAGTGAATTTATTATTAGCTATACAGGATTCCCAGAAAGAATCACTGAAACCAAAGCGTCAAATGACGAATTTAAGTTCAAACGTGTTGAAGAAGGCGCTGTTGTTTCAGGCAGAGTCCTTAGGTTTGACAGTGAGTCTGTTGGAGAGTTGCCAAGTGATGCTGACTGGGAAATCGCGGAGGGTCCAGAGCACGCTTACGACTTTAATAGCCATGTCCTTACTACGGGTGTTTTAGTTAATGTTACCAATCCAAACGATGTAGGGGCTGTATATGCTGCTTGGAGAGGGCGCATTTTAGATACAGAGGACAATGAGTTTGGTTCTGTGTATCAGTACAAACTTAGTGATCATGTTCAAGTAATTCCAGCCGAATACGAGGTTAATACAGAAGTTCCTGGCAGGCTTGTTAAAACAAGCGGGACTAATGATTTTTATATTGAACTCAACCCTAACGGAACTTTATTAACTGCCTTTTTTGATGGCAATGACGTCAAGTTGCAAACGCAAGATCCAACCGAAAAGGTTGATGTAACCAAGTTATATCGTGTTGGCCTTGATGGGCAGAGTGAAAACGTACAGATTCCAGCAGGAGTCACTAACGCAGAAGATGAGCAATATGATCCAAATACACCAGATTTTTATTTTGGTGTTTGGGAAAGAAAAGTTGATGGTATTCGCACGGGTATGTGGAACGGAGACAGAGTGCCATTAACGAACAAAACACAAAATGATGATTTTGATGCTGATGATTTTGTCGATAATTTTGCATACGTTATTGGCAACTTTAAAGAGTTCAATCCTGATATTAACTGTGATGTTTACGCAATTCAACGCAAGCTATACACACCACCAGGGACTACTCGTTACTTTAAGAGTATTGAAAAAGTAGAAACTAAAACGATTAGAGTGGCTCGTAATTTATATAAGCTTGGGCGATATGAGTTCCCTGAGGACGAATTTCCTTATGTTTATAGCCCAGATATTTACACCCCAGCCAATGCAAACGATCTTGATGGTTCTGGCCTAAAGATAATTGCCTCAAGTTTGGCCGAGAATCAATGGCAGTGGAAAATTGTTGAGCCTGGTTCTGGCTATACGCAGGACAAGCAAGTAGAGTTTGAATTTCCTAATTCAGATGACTATGAAAGAAGGGTAATCTTAAAAATTACTGAACTGGGTTCAGAAAATATTGATTCAGAAGAGCGTGCATTAAACGTCAAAGATGCCATCGCTGATTTTCCAAAATACGAGCAAGAAAAAACAAGCCATCAAGACAACCCAGAACACTCGATAGTTTTTGTCAATGAGATGATTCGCCCTGATAAGCGAAAGCCAAACCAAGGCGCTGCTCAATACAACGACCTGTCGCTTCTGGGACTGCGTCTTCAGGCAGGTAAAGACTGGACATCAATGGGACAGTTGAGTGCTTATGTCAAACAAGGCATCCAGGTCGATCGATTAATTACTGACGCTGGAGCAGACTCTGCTGAAAATGTTTTAAATGCATCAACAAATAATTTTGCTGAAATTGTTTACAACCTTTTAACAAGCGAAAAACTCGGGGCCGGTAAGAGGATCCCAAAAAACACTGTAGACCGTGATTCAATGACTGTCGCGGCTAAATTTTGTCAAAGAAATAATTTTACGTTTGACGGGATTATTGAAGACAAAACGTCAGTTAGAGAATTTATATTTGCTAACGCCGCGTTTAGCCTTTTAAATTTTTCAATTATTGGAGGTAAGTTTTCGTTGACGCCTGCAGTGCCTTTCAACACAAGTGATTTCAGAATTGACCCTGCCAAAGTGGTCAGCAATGACATCAAGGCTTTGTTCACTGACGGCAACATGAAAGACATGCAGGTTAATTTTTTACCTGCTCAAGACCGTCAGCCAACAAAAGTTACTGTCGCTTACAGAGAAGAACAAGAAAACGGCTTTGCATCGCAAAAGATTATTCAAGTCCGTCTAGACAATAACAACGGAGGTTCGATTGACGACCCAGAAGAATACATTGACATGACTAAGTTTTGCACTAGAAGTGACCACGCCCAGACCATTGCAAAATACAAACTGCTAACAAGGAAGCATAGTGATCACTCCATTTCTTTTAAAACAACTCCAAGTAGTGCTTTAACGATTGCACCTGGCGACTTTATCAAGGTTGTTTCTAAAACAACTCATACCAGCCGTTTTAACAATGGCAGCATTGATCAGTATGGCGGCATCACCTCAACAACACCTTTGAATGACAGTGACGGCACGCTTGTGTTCTATTGGAAGCCAGGTTTTACTGAAGTCGAGGAAGGCTCTCTAGTCGTTACCAGCAACAAGACAGGTGATCCTGAATTCTTTGGATCAATCTTTACCGTAAAAATGCAAGACCAGCAGAAGCGTGTCTACCGCGTGACCAGCATTACGATCGACGATGGGGGTTTTGTTGACATCAGCGCCAGCCATGAGCCTTTGCTTAGCAATGGGACGCTGGCTACGATTAACCCTGACCCACTGCAGTTCACGGTGACAGGCGAATGACTGCAGTTAGCTTCCCAGCGTTAGTTCCAACTAGCCGGTCCTACGCGCCTGGTGTTTTCCCTGAGCAGCAGTTTCAGGCGCAAAATGGTGCTGTTGTCCGGGTGCGTTACGGCAACCAGCGATATAGCAGCAGCCTCTCCCTAACGTTTGCAAACATCACGGACGAAAAAGCTGCATTGATTTTGCAGAACTATGTAGACGTGATGGACGACGACAACTATGCAGAGTTCACCGTTAGCAACGTTGCTGCTGGTGCGTCTGAGGCGTTGATACCTTGGATTAGAGAAACGAACAGCTTGTTGAAGTGGAAATACGCATCGCCGCCATCAGTTCAATGCGTTAAGCCAGGACTGAGTACAGTGACGTGTGAGTTCATTGGCGAGCTAGAGGGTGCCTGACCATGGCTAAGTATTACGCGGGTCAAGATGGCTCCGTCGAGCTTGCGGGTCAAACCGTTGCCAAGGTTGTGCAGTGGTCAATGACCGCTAACACCGACGCGCTTGAGGTGACGACGCTAAGCGAAGACGTTCGAGCGTTTACGACTGGCATCCGCACTGCTTCTGGAGCGTTGACGGTTCTGTATTACGACGACGCACCGGTCAAGTTGCTCAACCAAGTCAACCAAGACACGAACGCAAACCCCTCAATCACTGCGACTACAAGGCTCAAGCTTAAGTTTGACGACAATTTTTTGGAGTTTGATGCGGTGCTAACTAGCGCCGATCTGTCGTGTGTTGTTGGTGAAGTGATGCGCGTCAATGTCAACTACATAATGAGCGGTGATTTCGTTAGTAAATCGCTATGACGGTTTTTCTAGGCAATAACGGAAGAATTAGGCTGCGAAGAGCGACTCCAGGGCGCACGTTCACCAGCTTGGTAGATCCTGGCGATGTCAACGCTGCAAAAAAGCGGTTTAGCTTTGACTTTCCGCAGGAAATGTTGCTGACGGGTGATCGGCTGCAGATTAAAAGCACTAACGGTGCAAACCTTGCTTTTATTGACGGCTCTGGATGGGACGGCGGCAGTCAATTGCCTGACGGCACTTGGTATATCTATGTTGACGAGCTAGGTGGTGTTTGCCTTTACGACACTTTTGCTAATGCATTGAACGGTCAAAGCACGGGCAAGATTACTTTGGCTGCGATTACAACGGCCATTCCTATTGAAGTGACTAGTGTTCAGGCCGAATATAATGTTTTAGGGCTAGTAACATCTTTTGAGCTAAACAATGATAGAGACGTTGTAGATGTAACTGTCCTTAGCGACGAGTTTAGGAAAAACGAAAGTGGCTTGATCAGTGGAAACGGGAGCATCAGTTGCGAGTTTCATTATGATCCTGATGCTGCGGGAGAAACTGTAGACACTGATGTTCCTAGCTACCTCCATGAGTTAATTTTGCGTCAAAAGCTTGGCTCTGAGTTTGACGCTGAGCTTTATATAGTTGACAGAGGGCAAAACGCAGAAGCAGTAAATGACTTCTTTTACTTTGAATTTAAAGGCATTGTGACAAATGCTGCAATTAGCCTTGGCTCGGGGCAATTAACTCTGTCTAATTTTAACTTTGTTACCACTGGGCCAATTTTACCCAAGCTTGGGATTGGCGTGATCACCAACTATGTGCTGAAAGAAGACACTGACCGGATCCTGCTTGAGCAGCCTGGGAGCGGTAAGCTAGAGATTGAAGATTAGTCTTGTAGGGGCTTCAGGCGATGGCCGATCAGAAGATTACAGCTCTTACAGAGCTGGCTGAAGCCGACGTAGCTTCAACTGATGTTCTGCCCATTGCCGACGTAAGCGCAAGTGAGACCAAAAAGGTCAGTGTAAAAAGCCTGGTTGAGCAAGGCGTTGACCTAATTGATGACGCCAGCATCCCGGCAGCAAAGTTAGCGGCAATTACGCCAAGTTCTCTGGGATCTAGCTCAGGGGCAAAAGAGTTTATTGCTGGGCCTACGGGTGCAGGTGGTGCGTATAGCTCACGAGTTATTGCTGCTACTGACTTGCCGGTTGCGACTGATGCTGCACTTGGTGGTGCGGCGGCGGGCACTGGTCTTACATCTACGTCTGGAACGTTTTCTGTTGACCCTGCGACAGCTTCTGTGCGCGGTGGCGTCAGTTTGCCAACTTCATCTGGCTTAAACGTTGATGGCAGTGGCGTTGTATCGCACCAGTCCAGCGTCACGGGTCAAACCAAAAACGGTTTTACCGTTAATGCTTCTGGTCACATCACTGCTGTTGGCAGCATTGCCGCTGGTGACCTGCCTAAGGCAACAACCTCCGCCGTTGGTGGTGTTTTTATTGGCAGCGGCTTAAGCGTTACCGGTAGCGGCCAGTTAAATCACACCGACAGCATTACTGCTGGAACGACTAGCGGGATCACATTTAACGCTCAGGGCCACATCACAGCCACTGCAGCACTTGCCGCCACTGATCTGCCTGTCAGTACAACAACTGCCAAGGGTGGGGTTTCTATTCCGTCTGGTGCCTTATCTGTCAGTGGCGCTGGCGCGTTGACCCATAACGTTTCAGGCGTTACCGCTGGCACTTATCCGAAAGTCACTGTTGACACTCGTGGTCACGTGACCGCTGGAACGACGCTGTCTGCTTCTGATATTCCAGACATCAGCGCAGCCAAGCTGACCTCTGGAACAATTGGAACATCACTGATCGCGAACGATGCTGTAACCGGCGGCAAACTTGCTAGCAGCTCTGTTACAAGATTCGCAGGAGCACCTGACACTGAAGGTGTTGTTAATTTTGGAACCGCAGATTTCGATGGACAGTTTCTATATGATGCGACAAATGAAAACTTGTACATATATACAGGTACGTCATTTAAGTCAATCGATATTGTTAGTGGTGAGATTGTTTTTGCTGGAACGTATAACGCAAACACAAATACTGTTGCTTCAGTAACTGCCAAGGGTACTGCGATCGGCCTGACTGTCGGTCAACCTTTGATTGCTCCTGCGTCAAGCAACCTCAACCACTATCTCACCGTCAGCGTTTCAGGCACCGGCAGCGGTAACGCACCAGCAGATGCATTAGCTCCGCCTGATTTTTTACTTTCTACGGGCACTAGCTGGCAAGTTCTTGACTTGTCTACTGCATTAGCTGCTACAGCTGCAAGCAACGTTTCGTTTAGTCCAACCGGTAATATTGCGGCGACTAATGTTCAGACCGCGCTTGCAGAGCTTGATACTGAAAAACTTGCATCAAACAATCCAAGCATTACCGGCACAGCAAGCTTTGCAGGCAATATCACACTAGGCACCTCGTCTTCCCTTGTATTTGAAGGCAGCTCTGCTGATGATTACGAGACGACGTTTGCAATTACCAACCCAACTGCTGATCGCACGATCACGTTCCCTAACGTCACAGGAACGATCATCACGACCGGTGATACGGGAACAGTCACCAACGGAATGTTGGCTGGCAGTATTGCGCTGACCAAGCTTGCAAGCCTGACTTCTGGTCAGCTGATTGTTGGCAACAGCAGCAACGTAGCAACTGGTGTTGCACTGTCTGGCGACGCCACAATTAGCAACTCAGGAGCACTGACTATTGCCAATGACGCTGTAAACGCAGCGAAGCTGGCCGATACAAGTGTTACTGCAGGCAGCTACTCCGCAGCCGACATCACTGTTGATGCACAAGGCCGCATCACGGCTGCTGCTTCTGGAACGATCGGGACTGGCGAGATCGCTGATGATGCGATCACCGCAGACAAACTGGCAAACACTGCTGTTACCGCTGGTTCTTACACAGCAGCGGACATTACTGTTGACGCTCAAGGCCGCGTTACTTCAGCAACAAACGGCTCAGTTGGCACCGGAGAGATTACTGATGCGGCTGTCACCACAGCAAAGATTGCAAACGGTGCAGTCACTGCAGACAAACTTGCTAGCACTGCAGTTACAACGGCCAAGATTGCTAACGACGCTGTTACAGCAGACAAGCTTGCAGACACTGCAGTTTCTGCTGGTAGTTATACGTTCAGCAGTATCACGGTTGATGCTCAAGGGCGCGTTACTGCTGCATCTAGCGGAACGCAAGCTGACACCGACAAGATCACTGAGGGCAACACAGAAGCCGAGGTTGTTGACACCGGATCTGATGGTCACTTCAAAGTCACAACTGAAGGTACGGAACGTGTTCGAGTTGGTCCTGCTGGTCAGATTGGTATTGCTGGAGCGAACTATGGCACTAGCGGTCAAATTCTTACAAGTGGTGGCGCGTCAGCTGCTGTTAGCTGGGCGGATGCTGCTGCTGGTGCCGGAACTTTTGAAGCAACTGCTGATGGTGCGATTGCCAATGGCGATGCAGTAATTGTTCAGGCTAACGGCACTGTTAAAAAGCCCGTTCAGACCATAAACACAAGCTCAATCACTGTTGGAGGCAACGGGCAGACGTATAAGTCTTCCGTGACCGGCTGCGATACTGCTTATGATTCCGTAAACAAAAAAAGTTTAGTAATTTACAATGATGATAATGATAATGGCAACCTTAAAGGAAGAGTAATAACAATTGACAATACGGCAAGTGCTGACGCTCAGATAACTTTTGGCAGTGTATTTACTATTGCAACTAACGCAAAAACTCCTACATATGGCAACAATGGAATTGTTTATTGTGAAACAGCGGGTGTATTTTTAGTTGCTTACTTGGGAGACGATAACGACGTTGAGTGTAGGACTATTGACATCACAAATGCTTCGTCGCCTACTGTCGGTACTGAAACGCAAATTAATGGTAATGGGGGTGAGATTTCGTTGGCGTATGATTCAAATGCAGATAAAGTTGTTTGCGCGTACTTGTACCAACACAGAAAAGCAAGAGTTGTTACTGTTTCTTCTGGCAGCAATCCTAGTGTCGGGTCTGAAGTCTCGGTGGATACTGCCTCTAACAATGTAGTTGGCGGTGGAAATACTAATACAATGGTTTACGACGCAAGCGCACAAAAAGTTGTTTATTTCTATCGAAAAGTAAATAGTGCACAATCAGTTAAAAGAGGGACTGCAAAAGTTGGGACTGTTAGCGGTTCTTCTATTTCATGGGGCAGTGCAGGTGATTTTTTAAGTACTCAAGCAAACCCAATTGGCTCAGTATATGATCCTATTTCGCAAAAAATAATGTTTACCTACCATAAGGAAGGCACAGATCCAGCGGAGTACTATGCCGCTGTCGCCACCGTAAGTGGGACATCAATTAGTTTTGGTTCAGCGACGGAACTGTTTGATGGTGCAAATGCACAGGGTATACATAATTTAGCTTATGACGAAAACACGCATTCAATTGCTCATGTTTATAACCGATATACAGGATCTTCCACTAATTCCCGATTATATGTTCGAACAGCAACTATTTCAGGCACGACTCCAAACTTTGCCAATAATGAAACGGCGCTATCCCCTACTAGCCATAACTATGCACAATCGGGTGGTCCTAACGGCATAACATATGACGCAAGCGCACAAAGGGTTTTATTTGTTGGCAGGGATCAAACGGGGAACACAGGAGATGCATTCTCAATAAAAACTGGCACTCGTACGTCTGACTTGACGGCTGAAAATTACATCGGCATTTCTGACGCAGCTTATGCAGATGGTGCAGCGGCAACTATTCAGGTTGTTGGATCGGTTGATGATGCTCAATCAAGCTTGACCCCAGGTCAGTCTTATTTTGTGCAATTTGATGCCTCACTGAAAACCACGGCCGACACAATTTCAGTCTTTGCTGGAACGGCGGTTGCTGCGACGAAGCTGATTGTGAAGGGTTGACGTATTGGCCGGTTCATCCATCAATAAGATGAGCTGGTCAACCTGAGAACAAGATGCAAAAACCCGACCCAATGATCCCCTGCAAGCCAGGGGCAGAGGACATTGAGGCAATGAATAATCGCGTTGTCTGGATGAACATGCTGTACATGCTTGAAGGCCGCGATAACGCTGACCATCCAAAGCGTGGTTTGTACACCGGATTGCACCGCAAGCACTATTCAACCTTCCCTGGCGTTGATGACAACTAAGGATCAGATTGGCAACTGTCCATTGACTGCCCCGGTTAATGTACCTACAGAAAACGTTGACTCCCTCAACAATGATCAAGTCTTTTGTGATTTCTGCAGCCGCTACGGCAGTTGCATTGGCACCAGCGTCTGCCCTCGCTGGTCCTTACCTGAATCCTGAGTTCAACGGCACAACTGTTGGTGACAACTACCTTGGTGGTTCGCTAAACCTTGACGTTGGCTACGAAGGCGGCGAAGGCGCTTATTCGTATTTTATCCAGGGCGGTCCAGTTATTCTCACGCCTAATGGCGTGGATAGCGAAGTTGAGTTTGCCGGTAAATTTGGCGGCTCGGTTGCGGTTGCTGAAAGCGTTTCTGTTTACGGAGAACTCAGCGGCGTTTCTGGCGACGACTTCAGCTGGGGCTCAAAGCTTGGACTGAAGTACGGTTTCTGAGCTAGTCTTTAAAAGAGCAACTGCAACCTTCCCTGGTCTCACACAGCAGGGGAGGTTTTTTCTTTGCAATCTGATCATGCAAAAAGTTTTTAATCTGCTCGGCGCTGCAGCATTTCTAATGTCTGGAGCAATG